TAAGAATCAGATTACGAACAGATTCTTTCACTGCATCTCTGTTTGTTTTTCTAGAGAGTTGTCCAGTGATAGGATTTGGTACGAACAAACTGTCCAAATCACTGAAAACTACTTTGTCTTTTACTCCAGCCATTTTTATTCCTTACATACACAAATCTTCATACTTTGTTGTATGAAGTCGATGTAATGACATGTCTCCATGTTTACGAAAGCGTCTGTTGTATTGACGCTTGATTCTTTTTCTTTGCCCTGGCTTCCAGTTCAAGAACTGTTTCCAGCCAGTAAGAGCATCAAACTCATCGCCATTTTTTAGAGGTATTCTTTTCATAGACATATCTTTCTATTTATGATGCGTTCTTGGATGATTGTATTTCCGCTCTTCTTTCTTTACAGAGTTTTGCAATCTCTGATAACGCTTTTCTTGCTCTAGTTCCAGCAGTCTTATTACCACCTTCAAACTTCTCACTTTCAGTGATGTAAGTTTCAAATAAATTTACTAAGTTATCATGATTATTCATCGTTTTGCCCTTGACAAATTATAAAAATGTGATAGAATAGATTCTGTAATCTATCAGATGAACTATTTAGTCTCCAATAAAGACTGTTTTGGAACCAGTTTCAATCTTGTTAGTTCCAGCAGAGTTGACATCAAAGTGACTTCCAGTACCAGCATCACCTGTATCTGAAGTATCACCAATCCTCGCCGCACCTTTTGTACCACTGTTTAGATTGATTGTCTTACCATCCATTGTAATATTACCGTCAGCAACGATATTCAAGTCTCCAGTAACGTGTAGTTTATCATTACCAGTTACAGTTCTAAAACCATTCTTATGATGAGTAACAACGTCACCATTTGGATGCATCTCAATAAAAGTTCCAGACTTATGATAGATGTGAATCCTTTCAGCATTAGCAGTATCATCAATCTCTACTACATGACCTGATTCAGATTCATACACATGGTTCTTTGGATACTGTGCGGCATATGGTGATACAGGTTCTCCAGTAACACTGTCTGGTGACTTAGTGATACTGTTCGTTCCTCTTGCAAGTTTATTTACATCACTCTCATCCACATACAGAGGATAGACACCATTGGGATCATTGAATCCTTTTGTGGTGTCAGCGAGAAACTCTGGAATGCCTGCTAGACTTCCCATGACAATAGGTTCTTGCGCTCTGTCTCCATCTAAAAAGAAACCAATAACCCATGATCCCTCAACTAATCCTGTTGGGGAGGTTCCCTTTCCACTAACAGCCGCCGATGTGACATTTTGAACGACTTGAGCCCATGGAAGGTGTTTAGTAGGTATCTGGTCCTTATCATCGGTGTGCCAACCATAACACCGTACACGGACTCTTCCGAGTCGTACAGGGTCGTTACGGTCTTCCACGACCCCCATGAACCATGTAAAATCATTTCTGCCTAGGAAGTTTCTCATCTTCCACCTTCTCTACATACTTTAGAAAACTCAAAAGTCCATTCTTTAGAGTTTCTTTTGTTTTTTCTTTTTCATCAACATAATCTGTTAGATGATTAAAAGAGGCCGAGGACTTTCTTTCTTCCTTTAGTGGCTTTCTTTTTTGCTTTTGGTTTAGGTGCTTCATCTTCTACAACTTCTTCTGTTTGAACTTCTGGTTCTACAATCTCTTGAAGAAACTGTTTTTTCATTTCTTTTTCTCTAGGGGACCCTGGCAATGGCATGTTTATCTCCTCTTATTGCTCTGGTTCGTCAACTGCTTTAAGTGCTGTATCAGGAACATTACTCTTAATCCAATCATAGACTTGTTGCTGAATGTCACTTTCTTTTCTAAATTTTTTACCTTCTTTTTTCAGATTCACATATGTGAAATCCTTTACGACAATCCCACCAGCACTCGTCTTAATGGGTTTACCGTCTTTGTCTGTCCAAGGAATAGTGTTTTCTCTGTTATTCAGAATAACATTTACAGCACCATTGATACCTCTTGGTAGTTTACCTTTGATGATTGTTGACATCGTTTTAGCCGCACCTTCATGCGTCTTTAACAGAATATCACCAGGCACAACTCTTGCTCTACCAGCATTATTTTTAACAGCCGTATGATAGTTTGTCAATACCCAAGTTACATGAATATTTTCTGGTTTATATCCAACTGCTTTTAGTTGTGGAAGAACCTCTGTAATGTCACCAATCTCTTTAAGAGTGATATCAAAGATAATGTTTGGTAGGGTGCCTTTGGATGCGGCGCCTGAGCGAACTAAGTCGTCCAGCATCACTTTCAGTGTATTCTCTTTAATGCCTGCTTTCTTCACAAACATGTGCAACTTGAAAACATCTTTTGGTTCACGCAAATCTAGTCCACGGACTTCTGGATATTTCTTTTTGAGTTTGTCGATTTCGATGAACGCTTTCTTCCACTCATCCACATCACGAATCTTGAACTTACTGCCTTCCATAAAGTTTTGAATAGCAAAGCCTTTACCAGAGCCAGCACCACCAGCCAGAAATACGATTTGACCATAGCGTTTACCTTGATTGTACATGATGAGTTTTTCATCAAGTTGCTTGTACAACTTATCTACAAAATACTCTCTTAGTCCTAGTATCATTTCTTAAATCCTGTGTCTTTGATACATGTTACCACTGTGACATGCTGTTCACTATTAAACTTATGTCTTAGTGAAGTGATTAAATGCTTACCTGTCATATATTTATCTTCCCTTTGAGCGTCCTCTGTGGTAGACGCAACAGGGAAACTTAACCATATCACATCACCTACATTGAGTTCAGAGTTACCATGCAAACTTACTTCTAAAACTTTATTTGATAAGTGCTTACTGTAACTTCTCTTATATGCAAGTGATCTCTCTGAAGACTTGGGTCTTACTCCCTCGTCATTGAAAATCTCTAACTGATCATGCTGGAAGCGAGTTGTCATCAAATCAACGTATGCACTGGTTGATGAGTTGCCTGGCACTTTATAGCCATTCAGTTTGACAAACTTGTCTCCTATCTTTTCATAACTAAAGTTTCTTTCAATCTTCTTCTTTCTTAGAGTATCAACCAATATAGTCTTTGCACCATACATGCCTGATACCATATTCTCTAGCATGTCTGCGTCTTTTTCTATATCAAAGTCAATAATCTTAAACGCATCTGTAAATGGTGCATCTGCTTTCTTACCACCCTCTTTGTAGTTAGATGGTTCATACTGATACGTTGCTTTGATGTCTTGTGCAACCAGTTCAGCCATGTTTCTGAAATGAAAACCATTCGAGTCTTCATAGAAAACAAAATAAGCGGCTATATTATCAGCATTTGCTTCTGTTCTAAAAAAGTCTATTGTACTAGAAACAGTATAGTTTGGAATCACAAACTTGTGTATACCATGTGTATGATCAACTGTGAAAGACTTCTTTACACTAAAGTTCATATTTGATATGTTGGTGTACGTTCCTTTGATTGCTTCACTTTGATAGAACTCTTTTAGTAGACTTCTCATCATATTCTCAATGGTGTTTCCTTGATCTCCACCATAACTGCGAGAAATCTTCTTGTCTATTGTAGCAAATGCTTCTAGTGATACACCTTCTAGAATGAATACTTCTTGTTTCTCGTCAACACGCTTTCTATCATCAACAGAGTTTACAACAAACACATGCTTTTTGAACGACACACCTTCTGTTGGTGTTCTGTATTGAATCAATATTAGTTCAGAGCCAGCAAGTCCACCAACATCCTTACCTGAAGGTTTTAAATAATCATTCAAGCCTGATGCATCAGACACAACAATCTCACAAGTAAGATTCTTATCATACAAGTTCTGATAGATGCTTATCTCAAGCATTAGTTCACTGATGTCAAACACTTGACCCGATCTGGAAACGAGTGTCAGTTGCTTGAGTTCAATGTCACCAGCATTTCTGTAACCTTCATCGGCCATATTATACTTCCTGTAGTATTGTCTCTACTTCATCAATCGCTTGTGAGACATATCTAGGCTCTAGCAAACGTATCTGTTTTCTGTTCTCATTCTGTTCTACTTCCCAATCATATGCACTTTCACTTCTACGAACAGTTGGTGATAAAGAGTTGTATGTTGTTAAGTCAACAGCAAGTTCATATCTTTCTAGTCTTGTGCCATCATTGAGAACTGACGCTTCTCTGATAATCTTATAGTAGTTCTTTACTGTAGCCTGTGCTGTTGCTAGACTGCCATACTTACCAATAATAAATCTATTAAAGTCATCACCAAACAATGGCCAATCAAAGAACGGATCAATGATGTCATTATAGTGAAGTACAATCCACGCATAGTTAGCATTACCATAGAACTTCTCAGCAATCACATCAGGTCTATCGCCCTCTTGAATGCTGTAGTCATAAAACAAACCAACTCTATCTTGTAGTTTGTCTTTCACCTTGAATCTACGCAAGATGTTTGTAACCTCAGTCTTACGACCAGTGTTTCTCAAATCATGTAGTGTCTTAGGAAAATATGTAAAATACTTGGACATTGATTATTCCTTTTTTAATCTTTGCTCAAATCATAATTGCCACTAACATTGGTAGGAGGTGTTTGATCAGTTGTATACTCTGTCTTATCAAAACCGTTACGAGTTAGAATACGAGTTTCTTGGAATGACATTGTAATATCAATCGAAACTGGTGCGCCAGTCGTTTCAAAGAATGTTGGTATGCCTTCACCATTATAGTTGACAGACAGTCCTGTCATGACAGATGTGCCTATATCAAATAGATATGGTGATAGTTTAGATGAAAACTCAATCGTAAACTCATTTGGGTACTTAAATGCAAAGCCTGCTCTTTCAGTGCCAAACTTATACTCTGGTAACATGTTCTCTTTCATTACGTTGATGAGTTCTTTAAGTCTATCACTCTCTTCTTGGTTCTTTGCAATAAACTTGTACTGAAATGAGTGTGTTCTAAAGTCAACGCCTTGGAATACAACAGCCATATGTGGATTGATAGCAATGCCTTCATTCTGCATAAGACCTGTACCGATATTTTCAATACCACCAGCGGCTAATGCACCACCAAGAAGTCCAGCACCAGCAGTAGCACCAACAACCGCCGCCACTCCAGCAACAACGGTTCCACTCTTTACTTGAGCATCACTCTTATCTGTTTTGAATGCGTTCTTTGCGGCTGCAACTTTTTCTGAAATGAAAGATGACAAATCTGATCCAGCGGCTCCAAGTTCAGCACCACCCATTGAACCTTGAGCCATTGCACCCAATGCACCAAGAGATTCATTTGAATATCCAGCAGAATATTCTACACCAAGATTTGCAGGGATTGGAAGAATAATACTTCTTAGAATACGAGTTGTACCTTCATTCTTTTGACTTGGACGCCTTCTATCAACAACATTATAAATCATGTAATGTTCATCGTCCAAATCGAGAGGATAAATAATGGGCTGATAAGTTTTACCGCCATTTGGTTGATATAACTTTGCAAGCGGGCCTCTTGCTCTGCTTCTATTGATAGCCCTTTGCTGAATAGCATTGAAGTTCAGAGAACCAGAAATACCATTAGGTCCAGCAGAAAGAGAAAATGCACCAGTTCCACCAGATGCATCTAGTATGCCTGATGCTGTGACTTGCTGTCCTCTTACATTAATACTTGGTTTTTTAATTATTGACATCTAAATATCCATATGGCTTACAGAGGTAAATTTCGTCCTAAAAATCCACAAAAATACCGTGGCGATCCTACAAACATTATTTATCGTTCTTTGTGGGAACGGAACTGTATGCGTTACTTTGATGAGAACCCAAACGTATTGAAGTGGAGTTCCGAAGAAGTAATCGTTCCATACAAATCACCTATTGACGGCAGATACCATCGCTACTTTCCAGACTTTCTTATTCGTGTTAAGAATAAGCAAGGTCAACTGGAGACTATTATGATTGAGGTAAAGCCATATAAAGAGACTAAAGAACCCAAACCACAAAAACGTCTGACTAAGAACTATTTAGCAGAAGTGAAGACATGGGGTATAAATAAAAGTAAATGGGAAGCGGCTATTCAGTTCTGTAAAGACAGAAAGTGGAAGTTTATGATCATTACAGAAAAAGAACTAGGGATTAAGTACTAATGGCAACTGTCTTTGACGATCTCTTGCTTAGAGGTGTGCGTTCTGGTGAAACTCCAGCGAGAACTCAAGCATCAAGAGATTGGTTCAGAAATCAAGCAAGACAAGCGACAAGCGTAAGACCTATGCAAATCTCTAGGGATAGAGACAGAATAACGGGTCGTGCGGCAGTAGGTCGTATGTACTTCTTTTTCTATGATCCAAAGACAAAAGCAGACTTACCTTACTATGACACGTTTCCTTTGATATTCAAAGTAGCAAACACACAAGGTGGTTTCTATGGAATCAATCTTCATTACTTGCCTTATAAACTAAGAGCAAAGTTAATGGATGCTCTGTATGAAATCACAACCAATCAAAAGTATGATGATAGTACAAGACTAAGATTATCCTATCAATTATTGAACAGTGCGTCTAAATATAGATACTTCAAACCAACATTCAAAAAATATTTAAATAAGCATGTTCGTTCTAGGTTTGTAGAGATTAATCCATCAGAATGGGATATTGCTTTGTTCCTTCCAGTCGAAAGATTTGAGAAAGCAAGCAAGTCAACAGTCTGGAAAGATAGTAGGAATATGATCACATGACTTTTAGTGTTCAAAATATTGTTGCATCACTTAATAAATCTGGTATTGCTAAAGCATCACACTTTGAGGTTCAGATTACTGGTGTTGGAGCCAGTGACTTAGAACGTGACATGATGTTTAGATGTGATAGTGCAGAACTGCCAGGGCGCACGATTAGCACAGCAGAATATCGTATTTACGGACCTGTTCAGAAGATACCGTATGGTTCTCTTGTTGGTGATACCAATCTAACATTTCTTCTCAGTGAAGACATGAGAGAAAAGGAATACTTTGAGAGATGGCAAGAACGCATCGCCGGAACAAACACCTTTGGCCAAGGTCGTGCTAAGTACAACGTAGACTATTATGATACAATCACTGGACAGATTGTTATTCGTCAGTATGGTGAAGCGGGTCAACTAAGTAGCATACATACATTACTAGAAGCATATCCAATCAACATTGCACCTGTCGCTATGTCGTGGGGTGATGAAGCGCCTGCTAAGTTGACAATGACATTTGCTTTTAGGGATTACAAAGTTGTGTTTAATCGCTCAGATCAACCGGGCCTTGGAACATCTTTTGGTTTCTCGTTTGGTGCTGGTGGTTTCGCCGCTTCAGCGAGAAACGCATTACAAAACCTAGCAATCGATACTGTGCGTGGTGCAGTAGGACAAGTGAATACACCATTTGGAGCGATTAGACTTTAATTTTATTATAGGAGAATATTATGGCGTTACCAGTAGTATCGACACCGACATTTACTACTAAGATTCCATCAACGGGCGAAGAGATTGAATACAGACCTTTTCTTGTCAAAGAAGAAAAGACACTGCTCATTGCACTTGAAGGACAAGACAATAAAGAGATTTCAAATGCAGTAAATCGTCTGCTAAAAGACTGTATCATCAGTCCATGTGATGTAGACAAACTGGCTACATTTGATATCGAATATCTATTTCTAAAACTCAGAGGCAAATCAGTAGGTGAAGTAATCAATGTAACTGTTGGACACACAGACAGTGAGAATGAATGTAAGCAGAGAACAGAAGTTCAGATAGTTATCGATGACATTGAGGTGTCTGGTGACATCAAAGATGGTAAAGTGATGCTAACTGACAACTTAGGTGTTATGCTAAAGTATCCAAGAATGAATGCATTAGCAGATCGTAACATGGATAATGCTGAAAATATCTTTAAGTTTGTTGGTGAGCATATTGAATATGTCTTTGACGCTGAACAGATTTACACCGATTTCACTAGAACAGAAATAGAAGACTGGATGGGTACACTCAATCAGACACAGTTTCAGAAAATCGCAAACTGGTATGCAGATATACCAAGTCTGAAACATGAAGTTGAGTGGAAATGTCAAGGTTGTGGTAAAGAAGACAAGATTACGTTGGAGGGACTGCAAAGTTTTTTTACATAGGGTTGAGTCATGATTCACTAGCGAATCATTATCAACTCAACTTTGCACTTATGCAACATCATAAATATTCACTGACTGAACTTGATAATATGATCCCTTTTGAAAGGGATATCTATGTGACTTTGTTAAGAAACTATCTTGAAGAACAAGAAGAAAAACAAAAACAGAGGTAAGTCACATGGCAGAAGGAACAAAAACTATTGATGCGTCAGCCGTTGAAGGTATGGATGCAAATGGTGATGGACACATTTCGCAAGAAGAAATGGAGATGCATTTAGAGTTTAAACGCAAAGCATTGGAAGACCAAGATGCACAGAGAGATGCTATTCGTAAGATGGCATGGTTCTCATTGATTGGTTTGCTTATCTATCCAATCGGTATTGCAGTTACATCACTGCTTGGACTAGATACTGCCGCTAATCTTATTGCTGATATTGCTCCAACTTACTTTGCGTCTATTGCAGTTTTGGTTTCAGCATTCTTTGGTGCTGATGCATTAAAAAAGAAGTAGGATAATCCATGGCAGAACTACCGCCAGCATCCCAAGGTGATGTAGAGATTGTAAAAAGTCAAGACGAAACGACTGAAGCAATCAACTACAACACCGCCGCATTCAAAGCACTTGAAAGAAAAATGTTTCAAGGCCTTGGCTCTGTGTCTTTAGGTATAGATAAACTTAAAGATGTTGCTACACTCAACTTTGATTTCAATAAAGAAAAGGCGGCTGAAGATGCGGCCAATGAAGGATTTGCTATTGAGTCAGAGCGTGAAGGCAGAAGAATGCTTAAAGACTCTTTTACTGCTATTGGTGAAAAACTTAGCGATATTGGTAAGTCATTCAAAGAAGGTGTTGCAGATAAGTTCAAATCTGCTGGCGGTGGTATCTTCGGAACAATCACAAAAGTTCTGAAGACTCTCTTGATTGGTGTAGGCCTATTTGCACTATTCAAAGCGATTGAAAGTTGGGCGAATGGTGACTTTAAAGGTTTCTCAACAGCATGGGAAAAGATAAAGACACTATTCACTGACAAAATCATGCCTATGCTCAATAAGATATATGATGATGTTCTACTTCCACTCATAGGCTTCTTTACTGATACTATGTTACCAATCTTGACAGACATGTTTGGTGGTATCATCGATTCATTCATGGCAAATATTGATTTCGTCATTCAAGGATTCCAAGACATCTTTGGTGATGGAGAAGGCGGCATCATTGGAGGCATTGGTAAGATTATCAGAGGAATAGGCGGCTTCTTATTTGGTGTAGTGGATCAAGTATTGACAGCAATCTTCAGATTGTTTGGTGCAGACTTTGGTGAAAGTGGTACACTCTTTGGTGCTATTGGAGACTTCTTCATGGGCATCTATAATGGTGTCATAAACTTCTTTACAGTAACAATACCAAATGCTATAGCATCGTCACTAGACTTCTTAGGTAGAATGACTGATAAAGTCATTGGCTTCTTTGGTGATGTTTGGAATGGTATCACAACATTCTTCTCTGATGCAATGGTAGCAATAGATGAAATGTTTGCAGAGTTTGCTTTCTATCAGTTCTTGAAGCAGACATTCGGTGAGATATTTGATTCAATCAAGGCTATCTTTGGTGGCGACTTCAGCCTAGAAAACTTCACAAATCTATTCGGTGGACTGTTTGACATTGTAACTGCTCAAATCAATCTTGCAGTCAATGCTATTAGAGACTTGTTTGGATGGGGTGATCCAGAAGAGCCATTCAGACTATCAGACTTCATTCTAGAATCTATTCAAGGTATCATTGACTACTTTAGAGACATCATACCTACATTTGAAGAACTAAAAGAAATGCTACCATCACCAAGTAGCATACTCTCATCAATAACTGGTGGTCTTTTTGGCGGCGATGATGATGACAAACAATCTCTTCAAGCAGAGTTGGATGAAATCTATGAGAAACAAGCAAATGCTAGAAAACTGGGTTTGTCTGAAAGAGAAAAGCAAGACTTAAAACAAAGAGAGTTGGCAATCAAGCGTGAGATGCGTGGTGATGTAGAAGGTCGTCCTAGCGCATCTGGTGGTTTGACTGGTGCAGAGATTGATGCTAGAAGTAGTGCTGAAGCAGACAGAAGAGGTAG